TGAACCCTGAAGCAGCCACTGGGCAAAGCACAATGCAACCTATGGAAACCAATCCCTATGGTCGGGTTGGTCCGTTGCCTCCTACTACATATAATTTTGGAAACCAAACTAATGGTTACCAAAGCGTGCAACCTTACTTTGATCCAGAGTGACGCCTTCTGAACAAAGTGTTGTGCAAGGTGCGCTTGCGCTAGCCGGTATGGTTGGCGCAGACGTATTGCAGCGTGGTGCTGTTAAACAGTACCGTCAAAAAGGAATGGAAGAAACTGGACCTGCTTTTGAAAATCCAGGGTTCCAGCAGATTATTAATCAATACACACAACAAACAGGATTAAATCCTGAAGTTACCCAGAATTTTCATCCAGCTGGTGTCAGCGCACGTATTGGAAATAATTTAATCTCACTAAATGTAGATAAAGCAAGTAAGTTTACCCTTGGCCATGAGTTGGGCCATCAATCTATTGAAGACAAAGGCGGACCCCTGCAGTGGATTCAACGTCACACCTATAGTGGAATCAATCCTAATGTTCTTGGATTAGCAACGATTGGTGTTAGTGCTGCCGTACCTTCTGCCAGGCGAGCTGCGTCACTTGCTTTAGGAATGAATTACCTAAACAATAGTGGACGCATTATTTCTGAAATCGAAGCAAGCAGGCGTGGAACACAACTCCTTAACCAAGCTGGCTATCCAGTTTCCCCTCTTCCTGGCACACTACAAGCTACGGGTTATGTAATATCTCCAGCTGTTGCAGCACTTGGTGGCCTTGGTGCAGGTAGGTTTTTACGGACTTTTGTCCAAGAATTTGGTCAAAATTAATAATACCTATAAGTAAGTATTGCTATAATTTTATTAATGGGACCGAAGTTCCCAGATTTACCGTGGCTCTTTGTCACAAGTCAGGGATCTTCTTGATCTCCGGTGTCAGCTAAAACTACGCTGAATAACCAACATGTTTATTGATAACGACTTTCCCAAGCTGTTGGGTGCGGAGCTGTACCGTCCCCATCCAGCTTATATCGTGGAGATGGCTTGCGAGCCCGTCGTAGTCCACGACTTCACCAAACAGCCGGGTCAAACCGTTCAGCTCGACCGCTATCGTTTCTGGGGTAACCCTGGTACGAAGACCAACCGTGAGCGTACCCAGGATCAAACCATCGGTACTGCTAACAGCCGGTCGATTGTTAAGGATAAAGTGCTGGTGTCTCTGCGTGAGTACACCGGTCCTGCAGACCCGAATAACGCTAACCTCCCGAGCACCTTCAAGATTGCTCGTGAGACTCTGATGACCGCTCAGCGTCTGCTGCTGGACACCGGGAACCTTAACATGTTCCACCAGTCCATCGGTTCGCTGACTCTCCTGGACGACTATCGCCGCTGGCGCGACCGTGTGTTCCTGGATGAGCTGTTCAAGTCTGAGTCCCGTGGTCAGTCTTCTGACACCCAGGGTGGTTACTACTATCCGAATAACAAAGCAAAGACCAGTGCAACTGCGCTGACTGCTTACACCGCTACCGAGTATGCGTCTGAGCGTTACAAGTTTAACGTGAAGACCGACCTGCTTGAAGTGGTGAAGAGCCTCCGCAAGCGTAACGTTCCTGTGTTTGCTGACGGTTACTACCGTTGTATTGCTGATCCCTCCTTCATGAAGGATCTGCGTGCTGATCAGGGCTTCCGTGAAGTGGCTCGTTACCCCGGTTTTGCCGCTGGTAACCCGCTGATGAGCGGCATGAACCCCAACGCTGCTATCTACGGCGGCGGTCAGTACGGCCAAGCTCAGTTTGTGGGCGGTGAACCCACCATGCCTTCTGGCTTTGTGTTTGAAGGTGTGCGGTTCTTCGAATCCACCAACTTCCCCTCTAAGTCCATCACCGTTGACATTGGCGACGGCGCTGGTTCTGTTTCTCACGACACTCCTCCTGCTCTGTTCTTCGGTCCTCAGGCCGTTGGCGTCGGCATTGGTGGTCCTAACGCTCAGGTGCTCATCAACAACAATGATGACTTCAGCCGCTTTATCATCCTGATTTGGCAGCTGTACGCTGGTTTTGCAAACCTGAACAAGGATTTCATCACCACCGCTTTCACCATCGTTTGAGGAAGGAGGTAATTAACAATGGCTGCTTACAAAGAAGAAGCCGGTGCAATTCTGCAACCCGGTAATCAAATTAACCGCCTTTCCTCCTACAACACCGAAGGTGTGTATGGCTGGCCTGGTGTCGAAGCGTTTGAGCTGATTGGTTATGCCAAGGTTGATAACCTGGCCGCCACTAAAGCCTCCTATAAGAGCTTTGACATTATTGTTCCCTCTCCTGATCGTCGTCCTGATGATCGGGTGCGTGACAACCGCACCTCCCTTGTGGTGCAAGCCAGCTCTGATCGTCCTGCTTACATCTATGGCGCTTCTATCGCCATTGCACAGGACATCCCCGCTGGTGGTCTGGCTGGTTTCCCTGCTGCTCCTATTACCGCCAATATTGGTGGTACCTCTACTGAAGGTCTGCTGCTTGGTCCTAACAACGGTGGTGCTCCTTTTGGTGTGCCTTCGACCCAAGCCAATGGTCTTGCTGCTGCTAGCTCCATTGTGAGTGCTACTAGCAACCTGTTTGCTCAGGGTCTGAGCGATACCACCATTGCTGACCTGCCCTTTACCTCTGCCGTAACCACTGCTGGCATCGTGGCGGGCGACTTTGCTAACGCAATGTTCTACCGCGTCACTGGTGACACCACCTTCAAGGTGTTCAACGTCAACGCTGTGACTTCTACCACTGTGGATGGCGACGGTGTGTTCATCAGTCAGGCTGATTATGATGCTGGCAAAGCTGGCTACATCATCTGCCGTGTGAACTACCTCCGTCCTGCAGCTGCTGTGGCTTGGGAAGACATCAATGAGTTCATTGATTTTGCTTCTCAGGTTGGTGGCACTGATAGCTGATCAATATTGATTAGTTGAGTTGAGGTTGGTATTGTATTGGTAGTTGTCATTTCTTTTGAATGCTCTACCAATACAAACCAACTGGTCAACTTGTTGAGATGATTTCTCACCACGGTGATGGGATCATGATGTGCATTGATGCTCAGGACGAAGTCTTGTACATTGAGCGCGATGATTTAATTCCACATCTTGGCGCTACAAATGAAAAGGATCGGACAGAAGAACGCCTGACCGAGCAGCTTAAAGAAGAAGGCGTTAATCCTCCTATCCCTACCAAAAAAGAAACTTTTCCACTCGATACTCGCATTAATTTAAATACAGCGAGTGCCAGGCAGATTGCAGACCATTTACCTGGAGTAGGATTGAAAACAGCACGGGATATTAAGGATTTACAAACCTCAATGCCTGGCGAAAAATTCGTCCGTTTAGATCAACTTAAAGCTATTAAGCGTGTTGATTGGGATGAGATTATCAAAGAAAATCTTATTCGAGTTGAATAATGCAACTTGATAACTTCCTCAAGTCAAAGATTCGTTGGCACCTAGGATACAACACCACCTCTATTCCTGCTGGTGATCTTGCTAGGCTTGAGGAAGCTTTGAACAACGTGCCAGATTCTTTCTGGTACACAAAATTAGTCGAACAAGTTGGTCGGTGCGACGAGGCAGAAAAGCGCACTGACATGACGGGTAGTGTGAATAATAATTCAGTTCCTCGTAACCGGTTAGAAAATATCGCTGGTGACGTTGATCGTACTATCACAACGACTGATTTTAAAGAAACACTAAAAACCTGGACGGAGATTTATCTGTATGAAACTGATCGCTTAGCTCTTCATTTATACGTCGCTAATTATAGAAACCCTATGCAAGCCCGCTATCGCTTCGAGCGGGAAGGCGCAGAATTCATTCAGGCGTTACCTGGACCCGCAGACGTTTCTATCGGAACCCGCTTCTACTTCGAGTACAACTTCCGATAAACCAATGTCTGAACTGCGCCAGCGTTACGAACAGCTTCTTCAACGGCCTGAAGTACGCTCTCTTCTAAATACTATCCGGTATGCAGAAGGCACTCCAGGAGAAGCTGGCTATCAAACCATGTTTGGTGGCGGAAAGTTTGACACATCCAAAGGATGGAAACATCCAGATAAAGTTATTAGCAGCGGTGGATATAACAGTGCTGCTGCTGGTGCTTATCAGTTCATGCCAGGAACATGGCAGGGCACCTCAAAAGCTTTAGGCTTACCTGACTTCAGCCCTAAATCTCAAGACCTTGCTGCTCTTTATTTGATTGATAAAAAGCGAGGCGCATTAGACCCCTTCCTAAAAGGAGAAAAATTTGGAACTGTTCTTAACAAGCTTGCTCCAGAGTGGGCTGCATTGCCAACATCTAGTGGAGGAAGTTACTACGGGCAGCCTTCTAAAAAGATCGGTGACCTGTTCGACTACTATCAAAAACAAAAACAACAGTTTGGACAAAGTGTTGCTAGCCAACCGCAACAACAACCATCAGCACCAGCTCAACCCCAAGCAACCGGTATTCCTAACATCAATATCTTTGTTACTGGCAAAGGTGAAGCAACCGCAACCGCAACAAATCCTCTTGACTTCTTGATGAACTATAGGCAGAAGCGTTCTTCTATTCCAAATCCAATTGAACTTGCTACTGCCATGACAAGTACTGAACCTGTTAATTACTTTAAAATGTAGTTATGGCAGGCATCTTTCACGCAGGTTATATTGCAAAGCCAGGAGAGGATATTTTTCCTACTACTGGCCCCCATCTTGATGTACGCGTTAAGAAAGATGGTCAGTATATTGATCCGGCTACTTGGCGCACAGGTTTACAACGGTTAAAGATTGGGGAGCAACGTACTCCCCTTTACACCCAAGGGAAAGAGGGATTTAAACCTTCCTTCCCTGTTACATCTGGATTTGGTCCACGCTCTGCGCCTACTGCTGGAGCCTCCACTTACCATAAGGGAATAGATTTTGGAATCCCTGGTGGAACACCTATTTATTATGAGGGTGCAGGATCATTTAAACCTGGTCAAGGTTTAGGCACTATTCAAACACCGGAAGGTTTTGAAATTCAGTTGCTACATACCAAAGGTGGTAAAGAAGTTGCAATGGGGATGGAACAACAAACTCCTCAAGTTGCTCCTCCACAACAACCTGCACAAACAGATGCTCCACAGTCTATTAACATCATTGTGCAAACAGGTGGAGATACTGAAGATAAAGTTATCACTCCACAAGAACAACTAAATAAGTACATGGCAACACGTTTTGGTGAGCGGAAAAGTGCAATACCAATAAATGCTTTAGCTAAGATGATTGCTGGTGGAGGAACTAAAAATTATTTTGCATGAGATTTGCAAACGTCCCTGGTTATAGTCCTGCTTATCCTGTGCAATATGGAAATATGTACAGTGATTACAACATGACTACTGCTGGTTTTGCTGATCCGTTTCAACCACAAATAAAAGAACAACACAGCCCTTGTTCTTATGTTGTAGGTTATAACGGAAGCAATGATCCACGCTATCAACTGAATAACCCTGCTTATATGCGTGAGGTAGATCGTTCTGCAAGTGATGCAGTACCTCCTGTTATTCTTAATAAAAGACCTGTTCAAAATCAATTCTGATGGCGTATACCAAACCTGAAATGCGTGAGCGCATTAAGGATCGAATTATGGCTGGTTCAAAAGGAGGGAAGCCGGGTCAGTGATTTTGTGCTATTGTAAGAAAAGCACAAACCAACCAATGCAAAAGCTTTGCCGAGAATGCGGAACCCGAAAACCGCATGAAAATTTTGGGAACAAAGGGCATAACTCTGCTGGCAATATAAAAAGAGACAGCGTATGCAAGGATTGCAGATCTTTGGTCAACCGTAGATTTAGATTATTGTATGGAGCAGACGGTCAAAAACAATGTTCTAAATGTGCTGATTATTTAGATTGGGATTGTTTTAGAAGAAGAAAGCAAGACGGTAAATTATATCTTCATCCTTCATGCAAAGCGTGTAATAAACTAAGTTGGGATAAATGGGTAAACAATAACAAAGAGCATTATCAGAAAGTTAAAAAACAAGGGCAAGATTTATTACATCACAATCACAAAAAATATGAGCGCAGAGGAATAACAAAAGAGCAATACGACATTGTGTTTGAGGCCCAGGAAGGTTTATGCGCAATTTGCCAAGAGCCTCCCAAGGATAAACAATCTTTAGCCATGGACCACAACCATAAGACTAATGAGTTCAGAGGGTTGTTGTGTAAAGAATGCAACAGGGCTCTTGGTTTGTTTGGTGATAATATAGATACATTGACTAATGCAGTTACTTACCTTAAAGAGCGAGGCAGCTATGGCTGAGAACAAAGGCAACTATACAAAACCTGATCTTCGTGAGCGTTTGAAGCGTCGTATCATGGCTGGTTCTGATGGGGGCAAATCAGGAGAATGGTCGTAGCCGTAAGGCTACTAAATAATGATCGGCAAGAAAAGCTCAAATGCTCGCTAGAGCATACAAAGAAAAAGGAGGCGGTTACACAGGAAACCGCACAGAAAAACAAAAATCTTTGAAGCGTTGGGGTGAGCAGAAGTGGATGACCAAAGATGAATATGAAAAGAAAAAAGGATAATGGCTGATAAAGCAATTGAACCTGGTAAGAAAAGCACAGAACGTTACTTACCTCAAGCTGCTTGGGCAAAGCTCTCTCCAGAAGAGCGCAAACAAACTGACCAAAAGAAACAACGGGAATCCCGTGGCGGTAAACAGTTTGTAGAAAACACACCTGCTGCCAAGAAAGCACGGCGTGCTGTTGAGCTTGCAACCAAACACAAAAGACAATGATTAACCCACTTGAAGGCCAGGATGTACCTGTTCGTGGACGTGGTTTAAGTCGCCATGCAGGAGACTATGAACCTGGATTACGGCCCCTTCCCGGCGATGCTCCTCCAGGTACACGGCCTCTTGCTGGTGACTACCGTATGGCAGGAGATAGAATTAAAGGTATTCAGCAGTTAGATCCCTTGATCTTTAAAAAGCTGTTTGCTTAAACTTGCGCTACAATAGGTTTAGCAAATAACGTTTACCAGAAGGAATGGCTAGTTCTTCTACCAATAAACAACCGGCAATGATTGACCGGCCATTTCTCAACAGTACCCTGTTGACTGTGGCTTCTGGTCAGTTGTTTTCCACAAGCTTGATTCCAACAGCTGTGGGAAACGCTACTAATGTTCTTGATGTTGATAGCTCTTTAACAGATACTTCTATTAGTGGTGCATACATTGATGAAATCTGGCTGCGCTACACAAAAGAACGTAATATCTTTTTGGATGCTACAACTGCTGGCGCTGGAACCTATGCTCAATCTGGCACAACCTCTGTTGTTGTTACTCTGGCTAACCACAACCTGAAGATTGGTCAGTCCGTTTATTTGGATTACACCAGTGGTACTGCAGTTGATGAAACCGCTACTGTTACAGCAATTACGTCAGGTACTTTTACCGTTACCAGCGCAGGTACTTTAACTACTTCTGGAAACGTTAGTGTTTATCAGCCAATTGATATTTGTTTCTACGTAGTTGCTGCGTCTTCTATTACTAACATTAACCAGTTTTTCCCACTGTTTACTGTTAGTGTCCCGGCTATTGCGGCTAACCAAACTTATAGTCTCACACTGAATGAGATTCTTCCTTTAATTAACCACCCTGTTCCCCACGCTGGTTCTAACTTTACTTCAGCTAACAACGAAGTATCTCCTAAGACTCGTGGCCTTGTTATGGAACGTGGCCAGGCTCTGTATGCTTCTGTCAGCGGTACTAACGCATTGACAAACGGTTTCTATGTTTGCGTTCAAGGTGGATACTATTGATCCATGAAAAACATGGAGTCCTGGTCAAAAGATCAGAACAAAATTAACTGGGAACTCGCCGTCAATTTAGCAAATAATTGGCGGCGAATGATGGGTGTAAAAGAAGTAAGTTATCCTTATCCAGGCGATCCCCGAGAAGGGTTATCTTTATAAATGCCTAGGCGTAAAGATAGTTTTGGCGGAAGGTTTGACAGCAGCTTTAAAACCTTTTCGGACAAGATCACAAAAAAAGCAACTAAGTATCAGCTTGGTGTAGATACAAATCCATTTGATTTTGAACCAGCTGATCGCAATCAAATCAGCCGTATCCGTTTTTATAACCATGACTCCATGTGGAATCGCTGGAGACGTGGTTACGAACTTTATACGTTAACGCAAACCTACTTAGGAAGCGGCGCAACAGGGCGCAACACCCGTGGAGACTTCAGGATGTACTGCGCTTTTCAGCAGTTCCCTGGAGTCTTTATTCCTGCAAGGATGTTTACTTTTCCAAGCTCTCATACAGAGATTGGAGAACAAATGGTTGGCGTTCGAGATGCCAATTCATTTAATTTTTATAATTTTGGTTTACCCATCTTAGCTGTACGCTATATGCAAGCAGCTAAGAATGGAACTTATCTACAAAGCGGTACAACCATAACAGTTACAAGTGTTGAGCACGGTTATCAAACTGGTGATTCTATTTATTTGGATATTACCAGTGGGGCAGCTCTTGATGAAACGCTAACAATTACAGCAACAACAACCAATACATTCACATGTACAGCATCAAGTTCAATTAGCACCAGTGGAAATCTAACTCTTTATAAGGTAACAACATTTACAGATCCAAACTGGACGCAACAACGAGTTAGGTTACGTTCTATTCCTACACCAGTTACTTTCTTTGCTGGAGAACGTTTAGCTGATCGTGTGATTGAACGTGACCCAGGTATCTTTTCTACTTACTCACGGACAGGGTCAACTGTTACCGTTACTTGCAGCAGTGCTCATGGCCTTGCCAGTGGTAACGAAGTTTTTGTTGCTGTTACTAGTGGAACAGTTACATCAGGTTTGTATACTGTCACTGTTTTAAATAGTACAGAGTTCACTATCACAACATTAACCAGTGGTATTACATCAGGTAGCTTAATTGTTAATCGCAGGATTCGTGGATACGATTACAACAATTATGTTGGCTATACAGTTACAGGTGTTGACTTAAGTACTAACGAAGTTTTATTTCAAAGAGATGATAGCTATGCTACGCGTTTGTTTGATCCAGTTACAAACTTACCTTCTACCGCCAGTGAAGGTATCCCAAAAACTGTTGTTCCAGCTCATAGAGGTTTTATTGTAGGGCGCTATTTAACAACAGAGATACGCTATCAATGCACTTGTCAAGATTACTTGAAGCGAGAAGCATTTGATTTCTACAAAGAACAAGAACGTCGCAAATTTCCTAATACTCTTGCAGGATCTGTCCGCCCTGGTTACCGGTTAGATCGTAATGGAAACCTGATTGAGACCAGGGATGATGTTGGCGTTTATGCTGATTTTGGCTACCTTGTTCTTAATAATTTTTATCAACTTCCAACTTACGAAGATCTAGCAGAAGACTCTCGCCCCCTCCTGGCATACTACCAGTTGCGTTGGTGTAAACACATCTATGCTGCCATGTGGTCCATTGTTCATGATGAAGGGAATGATCCCTTGAATCTGAGCGGGCGCTATGCACAGTCTGGCCCAAACATTACGATTACAACAGATGAACCGCATGGTTTAGGCTTAAATACCCGCGTTAATGTTGACTTTACAAGCGGTAATGCACTTGCTGGTGAGTACATTGTTAGTCAGATTATTGACGCTAATAACTTTGTTATTATCTATCCCTTTAGCCAAACAACAAGTGGTTATTGCAAAATAACTAATCTAAAACCTCATGAGTATATCGACACCTGGTTGCTGGAACCTAATGATCCACCGGTGGGTGAATCTGGAGAAATCTTCCTCAAACGTTTAGAGAAAGAGAATGACAGGCTGCGTGTAGCGGCAGAACGGCTTCAGATGATGGGCTATGGAATGCCCTGGACAGGAGCAAAAGGAATCAGTGGGGACCGTAACCAGCCAACGCAGGTAGGTAACTATGACGCCAACCTTGTAACGCAGCTGGTGACTGATAACATTCGGCGTAATGCCCAGTACGATCCGAATGATCCTAATAGTGATCGTTTTAGTTTTACCGGAACTCCATTAAATGTAACCAACACAATGTTGACAGTCATGCAAAAGATGCTCAACATTGATATGGAGCTGATCAAAACTGCTAAATTTGGTATGCTTGATCAACCGTTAACAGACTACAACGCTGATTTCCGTTTTGGTGAGATTGATTGCGGTACCTATCTTAACGGTACACCGTTGGATTACAATCCTGCTACAGAAACTAGAACACAAGATGTTTTAGACTGCGGTACATATGTTAATGGTGTGCCAACAACTCCGCCATTTACCCAAATTGATTGCGGTATTTATCTGAATAACTAAACATGGCAGTTCAAATCCTACGTTTACGTTCTAATCTTCTTTATGACAGGGTGTTCCCCAGTCGTTTAGGTGATGCAGAACTTGCTGTCAACTACAACACAACAGAGCCTGGTCTGTATTTCCGTGATGATGCTGGCACACCCAACTTAATCAAGGTTGGACCAATTCATGTCGGGAGCACTGCTCCTAATGCTGTACCTACTGGTTACGTTTCTCTTTCAAAAGGGGAAAGCTGGTTAGATACTACAAGTACTCAGATCTTTAAAATCTATGATGGCAGTGCTTGGCAACCCGCTAAAGCAGTTGCATCTACATCAACCAGTGGTTTTCCTAGCAATCCTATTGATGGCCAGCTTCACTACAATAAATCTGTTCCTGCCCTTTATATCTACAACACTACAACAACAAGTTGGGTTGCTGTTTAAATTTTATGGTTCATCATGTAGTCCCAGATTCGATCAAGCTTTTGGTGAACTGCCTGCATTTCTCTGAGAAAATCTTGTTTTAAAACGTAGTCCCGAATAATTGTATTCTCCAAGCGGTCATAGTTATTCTCAATGCGTTCAAAACGAGTATTTAATTTTTCGTTGAATATGGAAAGGGATTTGGATAAACCTGTAAACGCGGCAACTCCCGCTGTGATTGCAGCAATAATTACTTCGGGAGTCATGCTTCAGAAACTTCCTTTTAGTATTTTACAGTGTTAACGATCTAGAATAAAAGAAACCTGGCTGGTTCTTGCTAAGATATGTCAACCCAAGTACAGTTTAGGCGTGGCACTACAGGTGAAACAACTAGTTTCATTGGTGCACTTGCTGAAGTTACTGTAGATACCTCAAAAAATGTTTGCGTTGTTCACGATGGAACAACAGCTGGAGGCTTCCCTCTGTTGCGCGAAGATGGCGTCAACATGGGTTTGTCGCCAGGTAGCTTATCTAGCTGTGCATTAAAGTTTGTAAACGATCCTAATACTGGTTTAATTAGCCCTGGTCCTGATCAGCTATCCCTGGTGACAGGGGGTGTTAGCAGAGTTACAATAGATTCAACAGGAACATCTACTGTCACTGGTAATCTTATTGTTACCGGAAGCATTACAGCACTGAGTGGTCTTATCCAGGGCGACGTAATTCCTTTGATTTTGGCCTTAAGTTAACATGGCAAACACCTTTAAGCACGCTACAAAATCAAACGTTGTTACGGATGCTGTTAGCAATTCAACAACTAATATTTTTACAGGTGTTGCAGGAAGTTCTAATATCATATTAAGTGTTTATGCTTCCAATAAAACGGGAAGCAGCGTTACGGTTGATTTGTACTTAGTTACAACAACAGGGGATGACGTTTATCTCTTAGCTAATGGGCCAGTTCCAGCAGGGTCTTCCTTGGAGCTAACTGGCGGCACAAAGATTATTGTTGAAGCTTCTGATATTTTGCGTGCACGTTGCAACACAGGAACTGCCCTAGATCTTTGTGTTAGTTACCTTGAGCAAACATAAGGAGGTGTAAAAAATGCCTTACATTGGTAATGATCTACAGGTAGCGTTTCCAAGCTACACCTCAATTGACGATATTAGTTCTGGATTTAATGGAGTTTTAAAAACATTTGCATTAAGAGTTTCAGGATCAACTCCTGTTCCGTTTCCTGTTAACCCTCAACAGTGTTTAATTTCTGTTAACAATGTTATACAGAAACCTGATCCTACAGGCACTACAGGTTTTAACTTAGTTGGCACCAATATTGTTTTTGCAACAGCACCCACGGCTGGTTGGAATTTCTTCGGTGTTATCCTTGCTGGTGCTGATTACGTTAGCTTAGGAGCTAAGTTTCCTACTGGTAGTGCTTCTGTACCTTCTATTACTTTTGAAGGAGATGTTGATACCGGAATTTATAATATTGCAAATAATGAATTAGGTTTTACAACTGGCGGAGTTTTAAAATCATCTATTAATAGTGCTGGTCAATATCTAGCTTTAACAGGATCAGCTTCTGGTCCAATTTATAGTTTTATTGGCGATACAAACACAGGTTTGTTCTCACCTGGTGCGGATCAAATTGGATTGGCAACTGCAGGAACTGCTCGTATTCAATTTGCTAGCAACGGTGCTTTAGGTTTAAACGGTGCTAACTATGGAACAAGTGGTCAGGTTTTAACAAGTAACGGTTCAGGTTCTGCTCCTACTTGGCAGACTATTACAGCTTCTGTTACTGCAAGCGGTAATAATACTTTTACCGGTGCCAACATATTTCAAAATGCAACAGGGCAAACATTTGTTAGTTCATTAACAACACACGATGGCATTCTTATTACTGGGCGTGGCGCAGGAACTTCTTCTTATCGAGTAACAGTTTCTACAAATACTCTAAGTAGTAGTCGGACGGTTTACTTTCCTAATCAAAACGGCGATATTTTAATTTCTGGTAATGCATCAATTGTTAATGCAGATGTTAGTGCTATTGCTGCGATTGCTTTCAGTAAGCTTGCTTCTTTAACAGCTGGAAATATTCTTCTTGGCAATGCATCTAATGTTGCAACATCAACAGCTGTAAGCGGTGACATTACTATCAGCAATACAGGTGTAACAGAAATTGGTGCAGGAGTTATTGTTAACGCAGATATCAGTAATTCAGCATCTATTGCTTTCAGCAAACTTGCATCTTTAACAGCAGCGAGTGTTCTCCTTGGTAATGCATCTAACGTTGCAACAGCTACTGCATTAACTGGAGATGTCACGATCAATAGCTCTGGAGTTACAGCTATTGGTAGTGGTGTAATTGTTGATGCAGATGTTAATGCCAGTGCTGCA